AATATCTACATCAACTTTATGACGTGGCAGAAACTTATTGAGAAACCATTGAGTTACATCTTCACAGACAAGTTTGCTGTAACCGTATCCAGAATGATAAATGCTGCTCATAACAAATGATTGAGAAAAAGTTGAGTGATTCTGCATCCCCAGTTCATAAAGATGCAGAATGATGATACAAAGATGAGTTTATCAGTTGATGTCATCGCAGATACAAATATCCTCCTGCCCAGTCAGCATTTTCAAGACACTTTTCACGAGAAGAAATAGAGAGAAGATTATATCTCTCGTGCTTGGCAGGTGCTTTTACACTTGCAGGTTTGAATACGGAACCAGTTTTCTTATCAATAAATGCGTGGATGCTATCACGACGGTCTCCAATGTGCATCCAGATTTTATGATACTTACGACCAGAACTTTCCAGTTCATAGAAGTAACCATCTGGAGCATCTTGCTGGAGAGCATCACACAGCATCAAACCATACTTAACGATGTTAAGATAAATGGTGTTCCGTGCATCTTGCTGCAAGGCATAATCAGCAAAAGTGGTTGTCATTGGAATGAAATCCCTTGAACTTCTATAGAATACAGGAAATTGGTGCCAGTGGAGGTTCAGTGTGCCAGTTTCTTAACTGTCACATCATGGCAAGCATTAGTGGTTTGTTTATACGATCTTTAGTAATTTGATAGTATTTCTCATCACTTTCAATGCCAATAAAGTTTCTGTTTGTATTCACGCAAGCAACACCAGTTGTTCCCGAACCCATCGTATTATCAAGCACAGTATCACCTTCATTGGTATAAGTTTTGATTAAATACTCCATCAAATCTACTGGTTTTTGTGTAGGGTGCAATCCCTTTTCTTGTTTGAATCGCAACACTGTTTTAGGATATCTTGATCCATCTGGATTATCCCGATGTTTGCTCTTTGCATTACCATAAACCTCACCAATCTTACTGGTATCTGATGAGAACCCACTGTAAGGAGTTGAATACCACATTTGTGGGTTATATATGGGTTTCTTGCGATAAAAAACTAAAATGTTTTCGTGTGATTTGAGAGGCATCACTTTTGCGTTCATAGGATTGGTTCCTTGTGGTTTTTCCCAGATCCATTCATAACGAAAGTTCTCAAGATTAGATGCTGCAAGTATAGTTGTGAATGGTTGTGCTGCAGTGAACACCATTGCACCATCTTCCTTGCAGATTCTGTTATATTGCCCCCACAATTTGTCTAGAGGAATAATAGAATCCCATTTACAGGCAGTTGTTCCGTATGGCAAATCTACCAACACCATATCAACAGAATTATCTGCAAGTGTTGGTAGAATATCTAAACAATCACCTAGATGAAGATTTACCATTGATCCAGAGACTTTACGAACGACATACTCTTTAATTTATCGATCTTTGTGCAGATATAATCATCATTCCCAATAGATTTGCCACCTTGTTGAGGAGCAAACACACATTCATCACTTTTAAGATGTTGAATAAAATCATCTTTGGTGAACCAAAAGAAACGGCAGTCCTCTTCAGTTGGATTGATTCCAAAAAACACAAGACGTTCCCAATCTTTATCTTTTGAGACGTGATTGATGATAAACTGATCTTCTTTCACACCACCTTTTTTGTCCCGAGTTGCAAGAGAAAACTTGATCTCTGTCATTATACCATCAATCAACCTATCGTGTCCAGCAGTGGAAGTTTTTGCTCTTTTAACTTCACTACACCTTGCCTCAAAGTATTTGGACACAAAACGTTCACCAAACTCACCTTTTTGCTTGGGAGACATAAAAACGTAACTTTGAAAGGGTGTTCCAATCCAGGGATCTTGCACATTTTTATTGATATAATCTTGAAGAGATCCATCAATAAAAATAGAATCAAACATTTTTACCAAGTTCCTCTTTGAATGTGAATCTTTTTGATTTCCTGATAAAGAAATTGACGAAGTTTAGTGTCTGTGGTGTTATCAAAAGCATAATACAGACGATTCAAGTATTCTTGCTGTGTGATGCCAATGTTACCATTCCCACCCAAATCATTGAGTGAAGAACCTCCGATAGACTTTCTCCTGCCGAAGTTTCCTGTCACATTGCCAGATGTTCTCAGTTTGGGACGAATCTTTGAGAGATTAGAGTATGTCATCCCATACCTCGTGGAAATTGGTGTTTGCAATCAGGACACAACCAATGGTCAATTCTATCCCCGTGAAGTAACTCAACTCCTATCACACGACTATAGAAATAGGGAGGAGAATAGTTTTCCCAGTATTCTTCTGGAATGGGCAAATCAACCCAGTTAGCACCACATTCGGGGCAATTCTCAAGTTTTGTGATGTCAGTGTAGTTCATTCTTCATCCTCCTCTACAGCAGCATCAAAACGAAACTCATAGACGGCAGTATTCATATCACTGTTATACAGAGAGTATTTGAAGAATGGAACAGGACATTGTTCCAACCATTCATTAAAATCAATGTGTTGAGTTGTGAGATTAGGTACAGTCATCGTGCAATTACATCCAGAGACTCTAACAGCATCAGTGAAAGTTCTACCTGATTGTCTTCATCAACCACAGGAATGTTTGCATCAACGAACTCACTTGCAAGTTCTTGCAGAAGTTCGGTCATTCTACTATCAGCATAAGCAAATGAAGCAAACTCTGATTTGAAACCATTACACAGAAAACGCAGAGAACGTGTTACTGTCAGGTCTTTAATTTCTTGTTCGTAAGTCATTTGAAACTCACATTTACGGAAACAACTTTTGCTTTAGGATTTCTTGCAAGTGCAGTCTCTCGTGCATCTTTAGGACTGATTGCCTGCACTTCTTCGTTGAAGGTTTTACCACCAACATAGAGTTGAACAACGTATTTCATTTGATGTCACCTTCAGCAATCAACGACATAATTTCACGAGCAGTGGCAGCAAAGTTAATGTGGTCTTCAAGTCCTTCATTAGAATAAACATTGAAGACATCAGATTCTCTGTAAGTGTCAACAATCAATTTGCAGGCATCATAGAGTTCTGCAATGTGATGCTGACGTGTTGGAAAGGAAATCATTGATGTTGTGTGGTTTGACTCAACAAAGATAGTATAAGGGCATTGTGGGGGCACACAGGTGCCTCTGTGGACACTTAGAGAAGTGTCACCTTTCAAGACATTTTTGCAAGACTTACCAAAAGTCTAATCAACAGAAGAACACCAAACACTTGCAGATAAGTAACAGAAAGACCAATCATCAGTGCAAGAATAACATAGAGGACACCTGAAAGAATTGCCTCTGCAATAATTGCACCAATTACTTTACCGACTGTATGAAGTGCTTCTTTTTTTTCGGTGGAGAGTGTCATTTGTTGTTAAAATGTTGAAGAATAATAATTTGCAATGCTCCCAGAGAATATGCTAGGAGAACCAAGATTCCACAAATCATTGAATGTTGTTTGTCTCAGCAGAACTACAATAGACGATTTTGAGTGCTGTGCCAGGATGTTGTGCCAGTTATTCAGGTGTCACATTCAAGTGTTTGGATGTCTAATATGTGTGTCTGTAGTTGAGAAATCTTTGTTCTTTCCTTTATTTGCCTGGAATCCGTGCGATTTATAGAACTTTGCTAATTTTTCTTTCTTTCCTTTTTCTGGTGCTTGATTTAATGTAATTCTTTTGCCTTGTTTATCAGCATACTTTGATAATCCTTTCATAATTCTTCCACCAACACCTTGTCCACGTTTTTCTGGTGGAATCCAGATATTGTGTAGACGAATGTTGCCAGATTTGTCACTGTGAGAAGCATCAACATTTACACCACGATGTTTTTTACCATATGCTCTTGATATTTTGTTCAAAACCTCTTGTGGTGGTTTTGCTGCTTTTGCTTCTTGAAGAAATTGTGAGAAAGTTTTCATTTTTATCACTCTGCTTCATATTCTTCTCTAACAGGTGCATTGCTACGATCCACAAAAGATTGTCTTGTGACTTTTCTTGATGCAGATTTAGTTGCTGGTTTCTTTTTACCTTGAGTTGCATCCTCTATATCTTTCTCAAGTTGATTCGCAAATCTTGATAGAAAACCAGTTCTTGCTAACTTAACATCACTTGGATTTCTTGCTGCTTCATCAACTTCATATTCTTCTCTTGCAACATCAGATTGATACCTTTTTGCACTTGCCATTTGCTTTAATCGTGCAAGTTGCTGCATCTTTTTGATTTTTCTTTTCTCTTCTGGTGTTGGTGGTGCTTGTGTTTCAGTTTCTTCTTTTGTTAAATGTGGTGCTGCTTTGTATCCTTTGTGTCCCGCAAGATAGTTTTGCCATGCTTTTGTGTTTGCTTTTCTATCTGATGCAGTTACAGTCATTGAAGTATCTTCTGGTGCTTTCTTTTCACCACCATACACAACCTTCTCACAAATACCTACAAACTCCTCAAATGTTCTTGCTCTTGGATTATAGTAAGGAGTGACATCAGAACGATACTGAGTTCCACCTACATTCTTACCAAGATGCTTTTCTTGTCTTCTCTTTTTCTCTAGTTCGTATTGCTGTTTTGCGGTTTTTGGTTTAGGAATAGGTTGTCCAGTGATTCCTACTTCTGTTTTGTCCTTTGCCATTGCTACAAATACTTTTTAGGTATTTATAGTATTCAATCAATCGGAAGTTTTGCTTGTGAGTTACTCTTTGGGATGATAAGTTCTTCCATAATGATTTGCTTTGGTAGAAAGTTCCAACAATAGTAACTAGAACTGAACGTAATCTTGTCGTTTGGTCTACCATCAGGACTGTGAAACTTCATCCGTTTGTCAAACATCAACAGTTGAAGATCCTTGTCCTTGAATAACTGTTTCGGAGCACTATCATTCAACCAAGTGTTAGTCATAATGAGTGCAAATGGTTTGCCAAATGATAATGCCCTCTCAAAGAACTTACGTTTGTTTGTGAATGGTGGATTGGATACAATTACATCCCATTTGAGTGGTTCAAAATCAAAGAAATCTTGACCATAACGGATGTGGGAGTAGACTACATCATTCTGCTCACCAATCTGCTTGACAAACTCACTATTTGGAGTATCAAATGGGCACCAGACGATTACATCTTTGGGAATGTATTTCAGAATGGGAGTAACACCGTATTTTGGAGTATAACATTCGTCGTTGTTACCCTCCGAATACATCAGTTTGCCACTGTCAAGAGTCATACAATTTGAGTTCCGTATTGATAGATTTCTTTGCGGGTCAGATTACCAGAGAGACGGGGATCTTTGTGCTTACCGTGAATCTTACGTTCCCAATCTTTCTTAAGTTTGGGAAGCAGAATCATCAGTACATCATCACCAGTCAGTTTCCACACTTCAACGACTTTGCCACCATCATATCGGGCAATATAGTGATTGGAATACTTACCAAGTTTCTCCTCAATCAGATAACGTTCTTGCTCTTCCCAGGTATTTTGGACACTGATACCATTATAAGTCCCATTGATAGATTTAGCAATGGTAGATTTATACTCACATTCACCATCTTGATCCACAGCATCAGCACCCGAATAAGTTTCTGCTACTTGATGTCCAAGAATACTAGCAAGATGTATCTCACGGGAACGAGCATAACTGAAAGGATCTCCCCAACCTTGTTCTTCACAAAGTTGATACATTTCTTCAAACAGTTGTTGAAATCTTTGTTCGGGGGTCATATGAGTCACCAGTGCTTTGCAAGTGTAAAGTTCATTCTACTAAACTCATCACGATTCACGATTTTGTAACTTCCAAACTGATTGTGCATTACAAATCCTTCGTGCTCTGAATCTTTACCATCAATTTTGCAAGTGATGTTATCATCAGATTCAATGTAAAAGAACATATCCATCTTGATAGATTCAATCAACTTCCACAATCGCAGCAGGTTGATGTCAACATCATAATTTTCTGCGATTTCGTGTTCGTCAACCTCTTTACCCTCACGAATGTAAGAATTGATGATTTTTTTGAGTTCTTTTGCTTGTTTGTCACTCACAAAGGTGCAAAGTGTGCTCATTTGACGTGCAAACCCACAAAACTCTTCAATATCATCACGATAAGGACAAATTGTTGCTGTTGGTTGAACAAACAAACAGTTTTTTGTGCTGTTCAGTTTCTTCAACAAAGGAGCAGCAGTCATCTCACGAATATCATCAGCACCACTGTAAATTGTGTGAGGTGCAATGATAATGTCCTGACGAATTGGTGAAGAGAACTTATAGGTAATTGTGTTAGGAGTGAATGTATCTGCTCCACTCCCGAAACCAATCCAATCACCCTGAATCACTGCTTTAGTGCGGGGCAGAAAGTCAAGACAATAAATGAGAATCTGTGCTACCTTTGGTTGATGTCCAAAGTGAGTAAAGATGTCATCTTGATTGTAGCAAAGACGAATCTTTTGCTTATTAAATGCTGCTTTAGTGCAGACAAAGAACTTTCCATTCTGAGGATTTGTACCCCAAACAATAGCAGGAGCACCATCAATTTTCACACTGACATTAGAGTCAGCAGTAAACCAATTCAGAACACTCAAATCTCCTGTCAAGATAGAATCTTCAGGATGTTCCAAGTGGAGGTTTTGAGTCATTGTTTGAGTGTCAACAAAGTCATCATAAAGTAAAAAAAGGAACCTTGTGGGTTCCTCTGTGACAGTTTATCAGGTGTCTTCTTCTTCTTTGAGTTTGTCCATTGCAGTCTTAGATATTTTACAAACTCGGTTATCTTTGTAAAGTTGAGTTACACGTTCCCGACGAAGTTCAAGAAGTCGGTTGTAAGTT